ACAGTAAGTTGTCAGCTGTTTATATTGGGGTACTGAAGGGGACGCTCACCCATTGAGCTACATACTATTTTGTATAATATGACCGGATTCGAACCGATAACCTTCCCCGCGGACTCGCTCTACCACCTGAGCTACATACTCTGCTTACGCCTTGTATGACTGGACTCGAACCAGCGACCTCGTCCCCTTCATTACCCCAACAATATTAATAATTAAAAACCTGGGTCTTCTTCTTGAAGAGAAGCCGTAAACTCGTCTAATGATTCTTCTTTGTTTTCTCTAGCTTCTGGTACCTGCCATTTTGGAAGCTTAGGAATTATTTGAGTGTCTACCATGTTTTGCAAAAATACTAATCTCTTTGTATCATCCCAAACTAATTGACCTTTAACAGTTATTTGTTCCATGTTAGGCATACCATTTGGAGCATCTTTAGTGTAAGCATGCTTCACTGGCACTCCGTCTTGATTAACAAACAAAGATGAACGTTGTTTATCTCCTTCCATTTTTACTGATGGAGAAACTTTCATTTCTTTAGTAAGATCTATGTTTGGAAGCATTTTAAGAAATGCTGTCGCAAAAGAATTACTATAAGAAAGCTGAAGAGTGTATCTTTCTCCTCCGTCTTGAAAATCAAATAACCATGATTTTCCGTAATCAGCACTTTCTTTAGTTCTTATCCCTACTAACTTAGCGGTGAAGCTATCGTAAAACTTTTCATAAACAGTTTTACCTTTTTTATTAACACGTTCTACTGCACCTTCAGTTCCTTCTGGAACTCTTTGGCAAAATTTACCATTTAAGATTGTGATAAAATTACCTCCTTCTCTATTTTCTAATCCCATAAAATTTTTCTTCTTGGTTGGATACAACCATTATTTGATAATAAGCGAATAATATCTTCGCAAGATTTTGATCTCTTTCGAGGAGAATTAAAATCTTCTATAATATACCATTAGACAGCCATGTCGTGCAATACTATTATTGTGAATAAAGCTGTGTATAACTTTTTAATTATCATCTAAAAGATGATAAGAAGCCATAAAAACAGATGTTACGAAATTCACAAGAAACCAATAAAAACAATATGGATTTGGATCCACAACAAACATGGAAATAAAAGCTGTAAATGCTGAAAACAAAGCTTGGGTTATCCATAAAGATATTGCAATTTTTTTTAATTTTTTCATTTATTTAATGTATTAAGATTTAGTAATTTTCGACCAATTTCCTCTTGCTAGATTTATTAATTTAATTAATCTCTGTCTTTCTTTTTTAACTTCAAGGTCTATTTTTTCAATTAAATATTCTTCCATCTCAGTTTGGAGTCTTGCTAAGCCTTTCCCATAACCAACATCGTTTTTTTGATCTGCTAATTTTACAATGGACCTAAATTTAGGCTCAAACTTTTTAACGTAGTCTTTACTTATTGCTATTTTTTTAAGATATTGCATTTGTTTGTTTTTTGTATTTCATCTCTAATAATAATTAATTCATTTGCACAAGTTATTACAAAAACTGCAATAATTGTTTCTAGATTAAAATCAAAAATAATTGATGCTATAAATATAATAAGTGTGCTTATAGTAGCTCTGTTAAATATTTTGTGTTTCATTTGGTTGTCATTAGGTTTATAATATCTTGTTCCATGGTTATTCTTTTAAAATGGTAATAACTTACTTGTTTTTATTGAAGGCTCTAAACTCTTCATACTTTTGTTTAATTTCTGGCATTATTTCTGCAATCTCTATTCCGTCTTTTCTAGCCCTAGATATAACATCAGCTTGAATCACCATTGAGCTTATCATTTCCTCTATATACCCTTGCTTCTTTTTATCAAGAAAATCAAACACACTAGTAATGAACTTATGCACCAAATCTTCACCTTTCTTTAATTCTTCTTTCTTTTGATTTTTCATATTATTTCTAGGGCTATGCCCTGTTAAGGGGATAAATTATATCTTAAACTTCTTTAATAACTTTCCGTCTTTATCTTGTAGCCAAACTTCGTTTATTGGAACCCAACTTTTCTTATAAACTCTCATCCCGAACAATTCTTGTCCTCCTTTCTGCGGGATAGTATTTATTAAACCGAAAGCTTCTAAAAACTTTGAGTTGTCGCAATTATGAGTAATTTGATTGACATTAATTGATGGAAAAGCTAGCAATTTGCCAATGGCTTTTGTTATTTCCTCTGTGTTTATCGTAACAGCTTCTTGACCACTAAATGTTATATTTTCTTCGTTCATCTATCTTTTGTTTGTTAGGTTAGTAAATTGTTATTTCAATCCAATACATATTATTATAACTCCAGTCAAAAACACTACAGTTGCTGTGTTAGGTGTATAGTTTAATGGTGGCGGTTTGCCTAGTATACCAAGTAATGAAACTCCTATTCCAAATATAATTAATGCCATTTTTTTTGTTTGTTAGGAAACCTTTTATGGTTTCTGGGTTAGTAAATTACTTAATTTTTATTTCATCTATAACTTGTTCTAAAATTGACCGCATTACTTCTGCTATAGAAACTCCGTTGTCTTTTGATATCTTATCTAGTTTGTTGTATAATCCAAGTGATACCCTTACTCCGCCTACTTGTTTCTCTGCTAAAGACTCTCCTGCTTCACTCCTAACTCTTTAAGTTTTTTACTTAATTCTAACGATGTAACTTGTTGTTCTAGTTTCATTATTCTTTATTGGTTAAACCTTGTAAAAGTTCTGGGTTTTCGTAAATGTTGCCGATGATTTCCATCCAATTACCTATTTTTTGACATTCGTGCATATAAGTTTTTCCGAGTTGTCCGTAAGATTTGCAATAAAATGCCTCGTATGTACATACACAATCTCCACTTTTATCTAAAGGTAATTTTCCAAACTTAACTTCAAGAATATCTCCAACATCATCTTTCAATATATCACCCTCAAAAATTTCTTTTCCATTTTTGTCTTTGAGACCTGTATATTGCATAAACTTCCAGTCACCGTTTTGTTTATACATGGAACCATAGACATTCCAAGGTTGGTCTGCCATTTTTTTAGCAGAAATCATTTTATGGTCAAATCTGCTCCACGCTCTAAATTTTATTTCTCTTTTTTCCATTTTATTTATTGTTGATTACTGATAACACCTTCTACATCTTCACACTTATAAGCCCAAAAATTAGGTGGTATTGTATGTTGTGATGTTCCGTATCTAGGTAATTTGTCTATTTTTTCTTTTATACGTTCTTTCTCTTGTTCTACTGCGAGGCTATAGACTTTGTTGGCTAATTCTAGGTTACTGTCTAAATCAAAGAATATACCGTGTTTGTTGTAAAAATCTTCTGTTTGTCTTATATCTTGCATAGGATTATTTTTTCTTAGTTTTTAAAAGTTATTGTTCTTTGTGGTGTCTCATCGCACTTTTTATATACTTTTCTGCTTCATATCCAGCTCTAAAATTATCCTCATAAGAAAGCGACATTTTTAACCCACAGTTTTCACATTTTAAACTTACGTTTCTCATATATTCTTAGTCTTAGCTTAATAATTCTTTCTCAAACTCACAGATACGGTCATAAGCTATCTGTAAATCTAAACTATGAACCTTTAAATCACTAGCCATACACTGTAACTTATATATTTCAATTTTTATTTTATATACTCGTTTTTTAGCTTCTGCTGTTTCTAGGTTTGATTTCATAGTTGTTCTATTATCCTATAAATTACTCTCTAAACTTTTTACAAATTCATCTTCTTTAGGACACTTGCCACTAGGGTTCATATTGTTGCCTTGTTGGTCAAAATCGTTAGCTGGACAATAAACATCTAAACAAATAGGACAAGGCACTATATTATTTCCGTCTTCATCCCAATCTTGTGGGTTCATATCTTTATTTGACTAATTTAATAATATCTTCTAAGAAATACTTATTTCTTCTACTTTATAAGAAAACTCTGGCAATTTTTCTTCTAACTTTTTAGTGTATTCTATTTTTCTTTCTGGTGACAGCCATACTTGGATGTTTTCTAATGAATTATTGGGCGTTTCTATTTCGTGGATTTCTGTTGTAACAAGCCTTGTGTTTGGCAAATTCTCCATAAAAGAAATCAATTTGTCTAACTCTTTTTTGCTTTTACTTAATGTTATTTTTATTTTCATTTGTTTGTTTGACTATATCTTCTATAAACTTATCCCAGTTCTTCCCAGACTCTCGCTTTAGCTTTCTAAACGCTTTCCAAGTTTTAGGGGACATTCTTATTGGGTGGGTAGTGGATTTATTCATAACATTTACTAAGGGTAAATTTTTAATTAAAACTGATAAGTAACTCCTTTAACTGCCCACATTTGAGCTGTTTGGGCTTCTGTGATGGCAACTGATAGTAGGCGACCTTTTTCTCCTTGACCTGCTTCTGTTCGTAAATCATTACAAATATCTATAATCTTTGCGTATAACTCTTTTACTTCTTGAACTTTACTATCTCCACTTGGATTAAAAGTAAGTCCTACTGCTTTTTCTCCATATGTCATTTCTCTACCTGTTGAATTTTCCATAATATTTTTTGTTTATTTACCCTTAGTAAATACTATTAATTAATAATATTCTTATAAGCAAACTCCCCATATAATTCTTCTGCTTTTTTGTTGTATGCTAACCCTGCTTGTTTTTCGCTTTTGTATGAGCCGATATAATATGTTTTTTTATCTTTTGCTATTCTAACTTCCCAAATTGTTTTTCCTTTCTTTATTCTTTTTGATACACCTTTGTATTTTGATTTTGGTTTCATACCACCCCTAACAGTCATTCTTTTTCTAGTCCTAGCTAAGTTATATCCTTTTGAAACACCAAATAAATTTTCTCTACGATTATCTAATGTATTTTTATGTTTAAATCCGATGCAATCACAATTTTCTAAATCAATTAAAAACTCGTGCAAATAAATTTGTGCGGACTCTCTACCTTTACCTTTCATTTTTTTAATAACAGCATACCAGTCATTACCCTTTTTTATAACCTTCCATTTAAAATTAGAAAGATATTTATGGTCAATATCATCTAGTAGTATCTCTTTGTTGTTTATGATTATTTTTTTCACTTTATTTGTATTCCAATATAAATACCGATAATTAAAGTATATAAGCAGGGTAATAATATTTTAAATAAGGAAGTTGTTGCAATTATTTCATCAAACATATTACTTTCTCATTAATCGTGCTGTGTAAACAGCAGAATAAGTTTTACTAGGTAATGGTTTACTATATTCATCACGAAGGTTTTTAACTTGTTCGTCTAACCAGATTATTAAATCTCTTAATTCAATTTCTCCCATTCTAGGCAATCCTCTAATAATTAATTTTGCTTTGTAATTTTTTTCCATACCTCTATTATATAACTAACTGATAATGATGCAACACAAAAGCAACACAGGGTGGGGATAACTAATTGTTAGCTATGGTCTTTACTATTTTTAAATTTTAATAAATCTTCAATTTCTTCTAATACTGCTTCTGTGACTATATCTGTCGAAACTAACTTATTTCTTGATACAGCTTTTCTAGCAGCACTTAATACTGCGTTTTTAATTATTCCTCCATTTATCTCGTGAACAGATATTTTTTTAAAATCTAATTCATCATCTAAAGGCATTTTTTTAGGTATCATATACTCCCATATTTTAGAATTTTCTTCTACTAATTTTGCACCTTTTGGAAGTTCTTGAATTTCTTTCAAGATAACTTCTCCGTGCCTTATAATCAATATTTTATTTTTCATAATTATTTTTATTTAAATTGCTTTTATTTCACACTTGTTTGAACCCCCCCCATAGATACACCATTAGCTATTTAATTTTTCAAAGGTCCTTCTTTCCTAAACATACACTTGACCAACATATACCTCGTTCATCCATTTCTCCTGAAAATCCACAATCTATACACACCTCTTCTTGTTGTTTTTGTTCCTGCTTGATCTTATCAACTTGAAATTCTAATTCTATATTTTCATCTTCTACGTAACTCATGATTTTATATATCTGTTTTATTATTGCTAATTTAGCTATCTGTTGTTTCTCGTATTGTTCATTAAGATACTGCATTATTGCTTTTTCTGCTATGTTCATGTCAACAAGAAAATTATTGTCAGCTTGCCTGCACATTTCGTCTGCTATTTCTTTAATTCTCTCACTTGGTTTTTGGTTCATGATATTTATTTGTATTAGTTTTCTTGTTTTGTTTTAATAACTCTTTTCTTCTTTCTTCTCGTTTGTTAATTCTGTTTTTGTATTCTGTTAAAGTCTCTCCTGAATATCTACTACTATCAATTTTGCTATGTAGGTCTGAACAATACTTAAACTGAAGAAAGCGAGGTTTACCTTTTATTGTTGTTTTTTCTTTTATCTTCTTTTTACAGCCTAATAGCTGACATCTTGGGAGAGGACGAAGAGACGGTATCCATATTCTTTTTTCTGTTTTATCATTATTATTTTTCATCGTAACAATATTTTGCGTTAAGGTGATCAATTTCATGTTGATAGACCACCGCTAGAAAACCAGTGACTAGTTTAGTTTTCTTTATTAATTTTTTGTTTTTAAATACTTCATATTCCACAGTTATACACAAATGTCTTTTTTTAATCGTGTGTTCTTTATCTGGATAGGTCATGCAACCTTCTTTAGAATCTATCATTACAGAAGACGCTTTTATTATTTTAGGGTTACAGATAATCCTTAGTGGTTCATCTAGGGCTACGAATAGGGCCATAGGGTCCAAATCATCCACTTGAGGGTGTGCAAGCCCCACACAAGAGTATTTACTCATCATCCACTTTGTCATTGCTTCTCCAACCTCCTGGACTCTCTCACGGTCCGCATTTGTAACCGGTCTTGATACTTTTTGGTGTGGTTCTACTATTTTTAGTTGCATAATAATTATTGTTCTAATTTATTTATTCTGTTTTCTAATTCCTTCATTTTTAACTCTAGTTCCAATAGCCTAGCTTTATCTGTTTTAGTATTGTCTATTTTATCCTGCTTTAAAACTGTAGTAGGTGTTGCTGTTATTTCATTTACAACCACTTGCTCAACTGTTTTTATTTGTGGTGGATTTTCCTCTCTTGTTATCTTAATTGCTCCTTTTGAGCCAAACACAAGAGACGCGTTAACGGTTGAAAATGACCCAATCACAGACACTACAGTTATTAATAATAGTAAACTAAAAACATTTAATGTTATTTGTTTTTTCATATCTTAATCTTATCTTTTTTATGTCGCTGTTGTCAATTACGCGCGACTGAAACATTTATCTGTTATCGCATTAATAAACGGGATATGCCCTTAATCACTGCTTCGGCCCTAGTGTTTCCACATGCAATAATTGTCTTTCTGCCTTGGCATAGTTTTGATTTACGTTTAACAACAAAAGCATGTTGTTTTTTACTGTAAGTTATTTCCATATATAGATTTAATTAATAATAATGTTTTAGTAATTGACTATTACTAAATAATACCGTTTTCCTGGAACTCTTCCTCTAAATCAAATTTAGACGCTAACTCGCTAAATACTCCGTACCATTGAACAATTTCTTCCATAGAAAGATTCTGTTCACTAGTCCAATTCTGCCAATCAATAGCGTATTGTCTCGCTTCTTCTTTGGTTTTAATTTCTTTTTCTTTAAATATTTTTTTCATATTTTGTTTGTGTTTATTATTACTTGTAATAATTCTTGTTAACATTGTTTCGAACTCCCAGCTTGAAAATTTAAACCAGCAATCATATTTTACTTTTACCATCGCGTATTCATCCTTGACATCATCCACAGCAATAACGGTCCCCTCTTCGTCTGTGATTGTTGTTTTAACACGGTCCCCTATTCCATATTTTATAGACATATATTTTAATCTTGTTTATCTAATAATTCTGTTAACTTGTCATTCATTTAAATTCTCAGGAATAATTAATTCTTGGCTTGCTTTACAATTTGAGCAGATTGTTTCATGTTGTATTTTCCCCTGTATCGTTGGCCCGGCTTATGAATCGGACCAACGTGCAAGGCATAAGCTATTTATTAATTAAATTTAGGCATAAGCTCCTAAATGTTTGCTATAACGTAGACGTTTGCTATTACTAAGAGAATCACTATCACTAGATATATTGCGCTTTTGAATCCTCTGTAGTAATTGTATCTTGCGTCTCTCTCTTTTATTTGTTTAATTTCTTCTGGTGTGTAAATCATTTTTTTAATATATTTTTTTATTAATTAATCGACCTATACAGATAGTTTAACAGACTGTCGCTGTCGCTGTCAAATACTAATTTAGTGTCAAATGTGGATAACTTTTTGGGGTTATAAAGGTTGATTTGTTGGAGTCTATAAAGGTTGACATATGGGTTGATTGGATTGGCGGGGCATAAGGCGGGGCATAAGCTGTCAAGGGGGGGGGCTTATGCCCCGAATCGGGGGAACTAAGACCCCCGAAGGACCGCCCCGAGGAAGGGGTCAACGTAAAATAAGGCTTAAACGGGGCATAAGATTTTTAGCCAATCTTGTGCCCCATCTTATGCCCCGTTTTAAGCCTTATTCTATAAGGGTCATTTGGATTTGACGGGGCATAAGAACCGTGTCAAAATCATATGCCCCGAGGTGTTTTTTCCGTTTAAGCCTTATTTTATAAGGAATTTAGCCTTCTAATTTCACCACACGGGGCATAAGATGTCAAAAAAGTAAAAAAGTTTTCTGAGAAAATAATTTTAAAAGTAAAAAAGTTTACAAAATCTTATGCCCTTATGCCCCGTGTGGTATAATAATGAGTATAGTTCCACCTCTCTTGTGTGATTGTTAATGGTTGATTTGAGGACCAAAAGTATGTTGGTCCTGTTTTTATTTTTTTTAAAAAAATATTTTTATTTTTGTTTTTAGTTTTTTTGATGGGGGAGGGGGTCACCCCTTTCAGTTATCCCCCGGGTAGAAAATTAAAAAGGGACTCTTTTAACCCCCTCTTTAAAAACACCCCCCTATTGTTCTATTAAAAAAGGGATTCCTTTTAAAAAAATATATGGTATAGTTTAGGGTATGAGAAGAACAAAACTAGGGTCTACAATAAAACAAATGGCATATGCTCAAAAATTATTTAATGGCCAAGGAAAATCTAAAAAAGAAATTGCTCGTTCTGTCGGGTATTCTCCAGCAATAGCAAACAATACGGAAAGAAAAATAGAAAAGTCAGAAGGGTTCTATAATGCTATGGCAAAACTTGCCTTAGAATCTAATAATCTTGTCTTAGCTGCTATGGCTGAGTATAAAGCTCGTGGGCTTAAAAACTTTAGTAATAAAGATTTAAATGGTGCAATGAATGCTATTACACAAGCTTGGGATAGAATAAATAAACAAAGGGCAATCAACTCAGAGAAAGATCCTGAAAAGAATCCATTAAGAAAAGTTTTCATGCAGAGAGTGGAGAATCAAACAATCATTAATAATATTCCAAAAGAAAAACAAGAAGCTTTACCAATACAAGAAGATATAGATTTAGATTTCTAAATAATAAATGGCAACAAGTTTCGTTGAACATAATAAGAGAATTGTCCAGGATTTAACTGAAAATCCTGATTTGGTTTATGACAAACTGTGGAGGATGAATAATCTTTATTGGATTATTACAAAGAACGGAACAAAAGAAATTTTTTCAATGAACCGTGCGCAGAAGCATTTATTTGAGAATTACCTTTCAAAACCCGGGGATATTTTTCATAGACATATCATTTTAAAATCACGTCAGTTAGGGTTTACTACTTTTATTGATTTATTTATTTTGGATGAAATACTTTTTAATCCAAACAGAGAAGGTTTGATTATTGCGCACAAGGTTCAGGATGCTATAGAAATATTTGATCGTAAAATTGATTACGCACTTCGAAACATGGCAGAAGAAGTAAAAGGTGCTTTTTTTAAATTAAATAGAAATTCTGCAAAAAAGATTCAGGTGGTTACGGATTACGGTCCAAACAAAGGTTCCACCTCTAGTATTGCTGTTTCAACCTCAGGACGTTCAGCTACTTATTTTTATGTGCATATTTCAGAGTTTGCAAAGATGTGCGTGATGTTCCCAAAGAATGCACAAGAAGTTGAGACTGGAACTTTTCCAGCAGTTCCTTTTGATGGGTTTATTTTTATTGAAGGTACGGCGGAAGGTATGGCTGGAAGGTTCTACGAAATGTTCCACGAGAATTGGTTATTGAGAGACACTATTACTCCGATGGTATCTAGAGTTAGATTTGTTCCACATTTTTATAATTGGCAGTATGACGACATGGAAATGATAAAAATTACAGAGAACATTCCTACTGACAAAATGGACTTATGTGAAATAGATTGGGGTGGTTACCAAAAGGAACATAATTTAACGGATAAGGAAATAACTTATTACTACATGAAGTGGTTACAGATGGGAGGTAAGGGTTCTACGGATGCAGTAAATAAATTACACCAAGAGTACCCGACAACTCCAGAAGAGGCTTTTCTTTCTACTGGTCAAACCTACTTTCCAACAACAAAAGTTTTTTCAATGTTACAGAATGTAAAGAGAGGAGAAAAAGGAGAACTATTTAAAGATGAAAAAGGTGATGTTCACTTCCAACCAGTATCAACTGGTAACTTGGAAATATTTGAAAAACCAAATATTGGAGATAAGTATATTATCGGTGGAGACACCGCGGAGGGATTATCGCATGGAGACTATCAAGTTTTATATGTACTCAATCATAGGACCGAAGAGTGTGTTGCAATATACCGATCTCAAGTTCCACCAGATGAACTTGCGGGGGAAGCTTTTAATTTAGGAAAGTTTTACAACTGGGCATTACTTGGAATTGAGTCCAACAAAGACGGTCTTTGGGTAAATGACGCTTTAGATAAGATGGGATATATCAATTTGTATTACAGAAAAGTTTTTGATGATATTACAAAGAATGTAACAAAGTTTTTTGGATGGAAAACAACAAGTGCTACAAGGCCGTTTTGCTTACAGTCTTTGAAAGCAGTTTTTTTAAGAAAAGATAAAGGATTTCCAGAACAACTTTTAGTAGAAATGGTTACATTTATTCGAAACATGAAAGGTAAAGCAGAAGCTCTTGATAAGAAAAATGACGACGTGATTATGAGTGCTGCTATCGCTTATGCAATTCTGCAAGAACAAGGAAAATTTATTGGAGATTCTCAACCGGGAGAGGGTTTTAATATGATGAAGGCGATGTTTGGAGAAATATAATTATATTTTTTATTGAAATGATTGCAATTAATTTTTACAAGTTATAGAATATATAACATATGGTAAAATCTAAAAACCCAGAACAGTTGGCAAAAAGTATTGCTGAGAAGTCGGCAGTAGATTTTGTTGAGGAAAAAAAGAAAGACATGAAACGGTCTCAGTATCGTCAAAAGTTTGACACTCTCTATCACGAAATAAAAGACAACATAGTAAACACAGCTGTTTCATACGGACAAAAAATGTACGAGTCTAGCGGTTGGGGTTCTATGGTCTTCTACAATAAGATGGCCAATGGCTCTTATGACTACAATGTGTATCCCCAGAAGATTACAGATAGAGATCAGAATAGGTCTGGTGTTCCTGTTTCTCAGGAACCAATTGCTTTTTCAAAAATAATGATTGCTACTAGCGTATTGGCAGGTAAACTTCCTGACGCAGATGTTATTGCTGACGATAAGATTTTTGCTAAAGCTGCATATGAGTTGTGGAAAAGAACATGGACACTAAAAGGTGGAAACGGAGAAAACACTCTAGTTTTGACTTATCAAACATTACTAACTTGCGGATGGGCTGCTTGGAGAGTTTATCCAAGACGTGTTGCAGTGCCAAGGAATGGTGTTGAAAAAATAATGTTTGATGATGTTTACAGAGAACCATTAGATCCAGAAAGAACGTGGCTTGGCTTAGGATTTAGTAACGGTGACTACTGGTCACAATTTGAAGTTTACTACGAAAAAGACATGCTTAAGAGTGAATTTCTTGAAAAGTATCCTGAAGCCAAAAAAAATCCTAGAAAATTAGAATATTGCGCTACTTCTACTGAAGCGCAAGACCAGAATCAAGAGAAATCAAGACATTCTGTCACTATTGGGTATTATGAAAATGTTTTATTAAACAGATTTATTATAAAATGTGGAAAAATGTTAATTTACGACGGGGAACTTCCTAATGATGATTCTTATGGTTCTGTTGTTGTAGCAAGATGTTTTGCAAGAGACTTAAATGACCCACATGGAGTTGGTCTTTATGAGTTAATGAGAGGAAATACAGCTCTTTACACTTACATAAACTCTCTTAACGCACAACAGGTTGAAGCTGAGATATACCCACTTCTTTTTGGACCACAAGTTCAGAACGGATCTTCTACCTACAAGAGAGGACCAAACATTGTCAACCCTAAAAATCCAGGAACCACTATCGATGTAGTTAGAACTACAGGTAACGTGTCTCAAGGCATATCATTTGCAGATAAACAAAAAACAAATATTGAGGAAAATACTGGAGTGAATAACATTGTAGCAGGACAAAATGCAGAGAGTACTTTGGGGTCTACTGTAATTTTGAAAGAAGCAGCTTACAACAGACTTACTCCACCAAAAAATTCAATGATGAATGCGCTTCAGTCTGATGCGCATATGGCATTATCATGGATTAAGCAGACCTACCCAGTTGATAAAGTTTTTATGATTGATTCAGACTCAAAAATTGCAGAATTTACTAAGCAAAATCCTGATTATTTCGTTCAATCAGCAGCAATTACTGATGATTTTGGCAACCCAAAAGGATTTGCAGTTACAGCGTCAAAAAATCTTAGATTAAATTTTGATTTTACCCCAGAAGGGGAGATGTTGGAAAATGTTCCAACCAGAACAATCTCAGCTAAAGCTCTTTTTGATGAGATGGGGTCTCGAGGACATAAATCTGACTACGTTGAATTTGTTATTGATCCAGACTCAATGTTACTTCCATCTTTAGAGATACAAAAACAAACTTTTATGGCATTGTTCCCTGTAATAACAAATCAAATAAACACAATTTACTCTCTAAGAATCACTGACCCTGAAGCAGCAGCATCTCAGCTCCGTGCCTTAGAACAATTATTGGAAATTCAGCGTCAAGATGTTTATAATTACATTCCAAAAGCAGATTATGACGCAATTATTGCAATGAAACCTTCTCCAAATTTACCAACTCCACCAGATGAGCCAGAAGAACCACCAGCTAAATTATTTAAAGTGGATTATAAGAATGCTCCACCAGAAATAAGAAGAGAAATGGAAGCCGCTTCAGGTTTAACACCTAATGGGGGGCCAGCAATAGAAGAAGCACCCCAACAAGAAGTAACAGAAATCAATGCTCCAGGTGTTTCTTCAGATAAAAATTTAGGGAGACCAAAATCTCAAGAACAAATTAAAAGACCTCAAGGTCCATTAACAGCATCTTTCGACGCAAGTCTTGGCCGTGCAGCGAATAGTAATGGATTTTTCCCTGGATAAAAAAATATGAAAAAATTTAAAAAAAATAAAGAAGAAATTATTCCCTTACCTGAAATAAAAGAAGAAGAGGATTTATTGCCGGAACAAACATTGAACCAAAAGAAAATAGCTTTGGCTCAAAGTCAGCATGCTTCTGTTATTATTGAGTTAGTGAGAGATGTCCTTCAAAAAGTTCCAATTGTAGGGAGAGATGAGTGGGAAACAATAAAAAATGCTATCATAATTGACACTTCAAGTACTATCCTTAGGGATTTGGTCGAGTATCTAGAAAAAATTAAGAAGGGTAATTTGATAGGGAAATAATGAAAAAAGCAGTTGAAATGAAAAGGGATAAGTACACTATCCAAGTGAATTATTCAGACGAAGCTATTGAAAAAAAATTAATGAAATTCATAACTCCATCAGGGGATGAATTCGAGATATCAGCAGAAGAGATGTCTTCTATTTTAGTGAGTCAAGTCAACTCAGAAACACTACAAGCTACTTTTGTAGAATCAGAAAGAGTAAATGTAGTTGAAGTTGTAAGACAAATTCGTTGCAAAGCGGATCGTGACATTAAAAAAGGAGACGAGATTCGATTGTCGTACAAACATCCGTACCCAATCGAATTTGCATTAATTGAAGAAGCAATGAAGATTGCTTTAATCAATAAAGATGTAAAGGTGACAGAGTTAACAGCAGAATATATTGATGCAGTTCGTAAAAAAATTACCCCGCATCAGAAAAAATTTATAAACAGTTTTTATAAATTCTTTAAGGATTTATTTAATAAATAAGAACCCTTTGGTGGTAGGATAACCACTATAATATTATGGCTCTAACAGAGAACCAAAAAAAGGCTAACAAATTAAAAATAAGTTGGGACAACAACACTACAGATGAAGTTCTTGCTGATCTTATCAAACAAAAAGAAGCTCAAATGGAACAAGATGAAGAAGAAAAAAAGATTTTAAAAGAAGAAGAAAGATTGGCCCTTCTTGCTAAGAAAAAATCTTTAATTTTAAAAAATATTAAAGGAGAAGATGTTGACGAAAAAGACTATTTTTATCCAGGAGAAGATAAAAACGGTAAAGCAGTATACACTCCTACATGGTTTAATGCTGCATGTGGAACACCTGTAGTAGATGAAGACATGATAGAAGTTTTTAAGAAGGTATTTGGTCCTGCTGCTATTGATTTTCTTTTTTATAAAGCCCCAAAAATGGAAGTGTATATCGTAATCGTTCCATTAAAAAGAGCAAGATTTGTGGGACAGTCAGAAGACTCAATTGGAGGAGATTTCCAGAAGCATGCAATATCTTTTGTTGCAGACGGTTCTGTTAATTTAGACACTCTCAAATTGAAGTTGAGAAAAATCGCAGGTTTTCTTAAAAATAACGAATAAAATATTTGCATTCTTGTGTAAAGAATATTACAATTATAAGTAACCATCGTCCCCGAGGAACGAGATACCCCGGATAAAAATATGGAATCAGAAAATAACAACCAACCGATCGATGATTCTGAAGCAGAGCTAGATGCTCTCATAGCCAAAGATATCGAAACGGTAAAAGCTGGAAATAAGTTGGAAGAGATAAATCTTAACCAACCAAAAGCAGAAGATATTTTGGAGAAAACTAATCCTCTTGAATCTCCTGAAAAGGACCCCAGCGATCCTTTAGCTAAAAATCAGGAAAAGACTTATGAGTTTCGTGTACCAAACAAAGGTCAAACTGAATCAGATGAAGCTTACGAAAAACGTATAGAACTTCTGGATTTAGTAAAAAGACGAAAACTCGCAGATACTCCTGAAAAAAAGCAAGAATTATCTGAACAAATTAAGAATACTAAAAATCAACTTCGTAATCTTAGTACTTCAGATAAAATTATTAATCCCCTTAACAAAGAGGAGGATCCTATTAAAGAAGAAGACCCGTCTATTGTTGCTGACCGAGAGCGTTTAAAAGCCCTTGGTGGGTTAACAAGAGAGGAAATGAGCGAAATGATCCAGCAGGAACGTTTAGCTACCGAGACGAAAAATACTCTAGATACTTTTGTCGGAAGACATCAGGAATTAAAGGATGAAGATATTAGAGACGTTTTCTTTGACTTTGTTGATGCCAACTATGCTTGGCAAGGCAAAACAGGAAGAGAACTACTCACCGTATTGGAACTAGCAAAAGAAGCTATGTTCAAACCATCTGAAACAATAGAGGAAAGAGTAATCAAAGGGGCAAATGTTCAAGAAAAAGTAAATGCTATGCAGTTCCCAGTTGCGAACGGTGGCAGACAAACTTTTTCTCCAGAAATGCAAGGATCTATTGATGAACTTAAAGCAACTGGAATGTCTGAAGATAAAGCCATAGCACTTCTGTCTTAAT